GGATTGTTTTTTTCTCCAATCATTCCAAAGGAACCAATTTCTTTAGTTACTGATGTATCTTTAGAAGGTGGTAAATTATTTAATATTTTAGACATACTATCTAAAACTTTTTGTTCTTCTTTAGTCAGTGTGTTATTTTTTATAGCATCTATAGTTTCTTGTAGTTCTTCTGACAATTTGTTGTTTGAGTCTTGTTTTGATTTTAAATTATCAAACATAAAAAGCATTGGCACTAGGGGTAGTGTAAGTAACTGCTGGGGTTGGGGCAATAAACCTTCAATACCGCCTTTTCCAGTTACAGGGTTATATGTACCCAAAGGTTCTCCCTTTGCTCTTTCTAGGAATTCTCTAACCAGCCTACCAGCATCTCTTGCGGATTGAATTCTTGATTGCTCTAATTCACCAACTGGAGTTTCTTGTTTCCAGTTTTCCATTTTATCTAGCCCTTGTTTAATATCGGGCAATATAGTTGATATTTTATTCTTAAAGTTTTGCCATTGTCTTTTTAAATTTCCTACGGGTGGTTTGGTATAACTTGATTTTTTCTGTTTATCCATGTTCTTAAACAAATCACTAAACATAGCATCTTGTTGATCATCTCTACTAGCACCAAACAGTTTATCTTTCCGCGTCTTCCATTCAGACAAGAATTCTTCAGCAGCTCCAGTTGTATCGGGAGGACCAACAAAGGTACCTTCTGATATTTCTTTTGATGGTTGTGCTGCACCACTAATAACTGTACTTGGCGACCAACCATACCAACCCGGCAAACCAGGAACCGTTTGGTTTTTTCCTTTTGTTTGTGAAGTTGGTAAAGAAATATCCTCAGACTTTTGTTGCTCATCAGCTTTGTATCTAGTTATATATACAGGAGAAAAATTGTTTAAATTTTCAACAGAATTTTCTGCAAACTCGTCGCTTGAAAAAGCGTAGAACTCGTTTGGATTAGTTTTACTTTGATAAATGTTATAACCTTGACTGATTAATTCAGCTCCTACATTGGAAAAACTACCGGATGTAGGGGTGTATAAAATTAAACCTTGCTTGGCAGATCCCATAGGCATTCTATTTGGTGGATTATTAACATCAAAGTTTGGATCTTTAACGGCTTCTCTAAAGTTATAACCAAAATCATATTGTCGGTTATCAGAGTATTCTGATGCAACTGTAAACATAAGAGATAGGTATTGATCAAATGTTTTTAATCCAAGTGATTTTCCCTTTTCAAACACTGTGTTCATTACATCTTTACTAAATAATCCTTTATCATCTGCAAAGTGTTGAGCAGCTCTAGTAATCACTGGGTCTGGAATATCCCTAAAGTAAAAATCACCAGCAGCTAACTGACTTAATAATGTTGGGTAGATTTCTAATAACGTAACCAATCTACCTGCTGATGTTATTTCCTTATTGTCAATTTTTTCGCTTGCTAAAAATTGTTTAAACAAATCCGCTCTATAGTCAAGTGTATTTTCAGTAATTTCGTTCCAAAAATATGGGTTTCGTAAAAATTCAGTTGTTTGCTGTTTTGAAGATGAGGAAACACCCGCTGGAAATAATAAACTATTTCGCACGGCGGGAAGGTGTCCGAAATTTTCTTCACCTTTATTTATAAAATACTTAGGAAAATCGGTGGTTTGTAAGCCACCCATTAAAATAGATGGTTGCACGATTCCAGCTTGATTACTGTATCGTGGGATGTAAGAACCATTAGAAGAAAAGTTATCTTTAGTTACTGGTTGGAATGTTATTACTTTACCAGTATCATCTTTTAGTGGAATTCCATTTTCATCAAGTAATGGTATGCTAACAATACCCAAAGGAATTCCTCCCCGTTGGTTTTCTAAGTTTGGTGTTTCCATTGTGTCTACATCAAATGTATCTAACCTCCAATTCCAATACTCACTGGATGGAAGCCTTTTAAAACTGTCAACAGCTCTTTGTAGTTGTTGTTCTTCGGTTAACTTATCAAATGCTACGTAAGCGTTATCCCTTAATATGTCTTCATGCAGTGAAGGATCTACGGCAAAAGCAATTCTAATAAGAGTTGCGTCATTTAAAGCATTTGTGGATGTGGTTAAACCAGTCCTAGTAAGTTGAGTATCACTAAGGTTTCTAATAAATATACTTGCTAAATTTAGGTCAGCTTTTGAGTTTACTGTTCTAATAAATTTTATTGCTTTTTCACGAATTATTTCTGCGCTGTCTCCAGTTACTTCTTGTGTTCGGGGATCAAGATTCTGGGGTATAATACCCGAATTGTAATAACCAAGCAAACCAGCACTGGCTGCTGTTTCTAATCTTTCTTTGTTTGTAAGGGCTGCAAGTTGACTGCGTATTGTTTCTTGTTGTTCTGAGGGTAAACCTCTAAGGTTTCGCATCATAGAGTCTATGGTTGAGTCATCCATAAAATTCTTAACACTACTTCCCTGAACTAATTTACCTTCAACAAAAGAAAACTGAGCATGGTTAAATTCGTTTTCTAGAAACCCTGGTATAAAATTTGCTATTTCAGTTCTTCTTTCTTGTCCTTGGATGGTTGGAATACGGGGATTATTTTGTACAGCTATAAAAGCACGGGTTACCATAGCTTTAAAGATTTGGTTGTTTTCTATTAAATCTTGTAAAGTTGCATTCTTACCGCCCCCGTCTTTAAATTTATCGGTTGATAATCCATATTCCTCTTGAAACCCAGGCTCGTTTATTCTGGTTTGTAACCAGGTAACTACGGCATTAGCAGCTGTTAATACATCTTTATAATCTTCCGGTATTTCCCGTTGCCCTTGAAATTCTATCGTTCTACTAGAATTAAAACGAAGATCTTCAAAAACTTTATAAACACGCTTTACATCTTCTTTTCTAACTTCAAACTCTTGTATAACACGTTCAATTTGTGGGGGTGTAGCACTGTTAGAGACAAGAGCTTGAATAACACTTAGAATAGAAGAATCAATATTCGTAAAATCTGAGTTTCCTGGTTCGTCTACTAGGTTTCTTAAAGCTTTTGGGTCAACCATACTCAGTTGTTGAAAATAATAAAAAGAATTTTGAGGATTTATATTTCCTCTTAGTGCAAGTTGAAGGTTTTTTTGATACTCTGGGTGTATCCTTGTTCCATCTTGCGATGTAATTGGATTAAAATTTACATTTTGAATTGCTAAGCTTCTTAACTGATTTGGGTTTTGAAGATACAGTGTTGTTATTACATCAGCGGCAGGATTAATGTACCACGACCCATCCGGTTTCTTAGTAACAAGAGAATTCCCTGCTGAATCTACCATAACTTCTCTACCACTTGGGTCAAAACCCACAACAGGAATACCTTTTTCATTTACTTGCAAAGGTTTTATACCACTTGTTATTTGATCTAGTGGAACATTTCTTGATATTTCAGATGTTGAAAGCGACCGTTGTCCTAGGGGTGTTTGACCTGAGTAAAATTCATTGCTGGCAGCTCTTCTTTGGTTTTGATTTAACAATGTTGTATTTAAAGTTAACATTGCTTTTTGCATAGTATTAGAAATATCGTAATTACTTTTTCTTGTTTGTAATGCTAGTCTTCTATATTTAGTGCCTAATAAACTAATGTCAGAATTTTCGCCTATATAATAATCGTACGAACTTTGCCCAAGTATTTCAATTGCTTTGTTTTTAAATGTTTCTTTTTCCTTACTATAAAAATCTTGCATATCTTTAGCAATTTGATTTTGTGACTCTGTTCCATTTAAAATTCTAATTTCTGCTGCTGCCGATGCATCATTTATTTTATCTTCTAAATCAAAAGTAAGTGCTTGTATATTAGCTTCTTGTCCACTGATTTGATAATCCAAAACTTCTTCGTATAACTTACCAGCAATATTAAAAGCTTCGGCACCTAGTTTATACCAAGCTTGTTGGTCTGTAACAGCAATGTTTGGGTTGATTGGTGCTGGCAGTATTGGATATGTTTCTTGATAAACAAAAGGAGTAACACTGCCCATACCAACGCTGGACTTGGGACCTTCTTCAAATATTTGTTGCTGTATTGGATTAAGTGGAGCCATTATTATTTTCTTTCTTTTCTAGAAAAGAGCTGTATTTAGATACGGATTGATATATAGCAGATTTTAGATCAGACTCTGTTTTAATTCTACCAGCTGTAATTTCACCCCTCAGTCCCAGTTTAATTTTATCGTACATTGGAACATTGTGTAACATAGAGAATGCTGTGTCCCATTGATCAAAATTAAAAGCACCGTCAGTTAGATATTTTTCAGCAACAGCAATACCAGCCCTTTCGTCTGCCATGATTTTATTTCTAGCAACGGCAAGGTTTCCTTGGATTGCTTTTTTAATAATAGTCGGAGCTAGAGATCTGATTACAGATTGTTCTTCTAGTGATGGAGAACCATTAGAATCATTTTCAAAAACATCATTTCTGCTTTGTAAACCAAAGGCTGGGATAAATTTACCACCCTTAGAATATACCCCAACTCTACCTTGTTCAACTTTAGCAACCTCAAGAAGATTCATTTGCTCTAGCTTTGTAATATCGGTGGTGTGGTTTTCAACTGACACATCTGGATCCAGTTGAGCCAACACAGCAAACCTGTTAATCCTGAGATCCAAGTCTTTCATATAAACTTGTTGAGCTTTGGCATAATTAGAGTTGGCAACAATAGTACTGAGTTCACCTAAGATGGGATCTAGTTCTTTTCTAGCCCACTCAGGTGTGTTATCCAATCGTTCTCTTAAGAAAAACTCTTTGGCTACAGGTGATTCAATATAATCTAATTCTCTTTTAGTTACATCAACAAAGTCTCTTTTAGCCCCAACAATACCTTCGGGGTGCATTGCTTCATAGTCTTTCCAATAAGTTTGTTTAGCCTTGGCGGTCATGCCTGTTGTGTCAATTTGTGTTTTCCAATAGTTAAATCTTTCTTGGGAATTATCTGGAAACATTTCAAAAACTTGTTTTCTTTTTTTCCCTAGTAATTGAATTTGTTCGTTGTCAACAACTGAGTCAACTGTTTCTGGTTGACTGTAGTTCTGAGGCATTGCTTGCATTGCCATAGTTTGCAGTTGGTTAAATAGGTTGTTGTTCATGATGTTTTATTATTTGGGTTTAAACTGCATGTACGATCCAACTCCCGCAGAGATACCACCCAGCCCTGCTGATATTAAACCAGTTGTTAAAGCTGTGGAAGAGCTATCAGCAATACCACCCAGTGTTGGTAAGAATGCTCGTTGTTCTTGGAATGAAAACTGACGTTGACTTAGTTTTTGGTTTTGTTGGTTTTCAATGTCTTTATAAGCTTGTCTGTGGTTAGTTTTTAAAGCCACTAGATTAGCTTGCATGTTTGACATATTTTGCCTTAGCAAAGCTCTAGCAGTTCCTGAGTTAGATCCAATATTACGCTGGCTCATTGTTCCCAGAAACTGGGCATTGGTTGCGTTTGTTTGTTTACTGAGAGTTCCCTTTTGATTTGAAAAGGATTTATCTAAATATAACTCTTGTAAAGCACGGTCAATGTTTGCACCCTTTTCAATCAAAATATTTCTTTCCAAGTTAGCTTGGTAAGCTCTCATCATATTTCGATTGTTAGCTTCGTTTTCCCACTGTGCCCTAAAGTTAGCTTGTTGTTGTTGGATTTCTGCTGCTTTAGCTTGGGCTGCTGCTTGTGAGCTGCTGCCCAAAGCTCCCATAATTCCCTGACCTAAAGCCATACCGCCCATTATTACTGATGCTGTTATTACTGGCATAATAAACCTCTTTCTAAAAACGATATAATATTTGGATATTCTTGATTTAAGTCTTCAGTATATACTTTAAGAATTGTTTGTTGGTTTCTTTGATTTAACCACTGTTGTAACTTTGTGTGGTGGTCGTAAAAAATATCAGAGATATTAACGTCCATGTTTGTCATTTTATATTCATCACGATATACTTTGTACATACTGGCTAGTTGAGCTAATTTGTTTTTTCTTTCTAGAACAACAATACAAGATATTAAATCATGGTCTATATACTTAAGAGAATTATACCACAGTTTAATTACTGTTTTATTAATGTTGTTATTTTGGATTGTTTCAAGGTCTGTATCCCAATAACCATCTGGATTATGCTTTTTTACAGTATAACCATCAATAAATTTTTTACCTGTTATTGGAAGACCACTTAGAATTGCACGTTGCATAACAAAAGATGTTCCTGTACGTGGACCTATTCCTGTTACTACGGCTATACTTTTTTTACTCATATTCGTTTATATCGAAGAATTGATTGGCCAAACTTACCGGGTGGTTTCATCTCATTGTTATTTAAAAGAATAGCTCCACTGATACGATCACCCAATAATCCAATAGATCTTTTACTGGATAACCAATCTTTAGTTATTCTTTCTTGTTCTTCTTCTTGGTTCTTCTTTATTGCTTTATCGGGATCAATTGATATAGCTTCAGACCAATAGTTAACAGCCGAAGCCAGAACATCAACACGATCATCATGCTTTAGGGCACCCCTACGATCTGACAACCTAGTAATCTGAGTTTGATTTTCTTTATCTTTGATTACCTTGGTATCAAAGACTAATCGGTGTTGGGCAAACACAGGCTCCAGTATCCTGAGGATACGGCTTTCCTTGGCACCAGTTACTTTGAATTCCTCAATAGCAACCTGACCACACTGGGATGCAATGACTGGTCTTAAGATTTGACCAAACATACCATCGCCATAGTTAGACTCATAATTAATCTTTTTGATCCCATACTGAAGAACCATCTTTGAAATCTTCTCCAAGGTTCCTGAATCATACCCACCCTGAAGACCATACAGTTCATGAACAACAACATATCCATTGGCAAAGCTGGCTATACAGATGGATGTTTCATCTGCACCACGACCTGATGGATCAATGAACATAGCTGTTTCAAGATACGGAACATAGGTAGGCGATACCCACATTGGTTCATAGCATATGTCACCACGCATCCCAAAGGAAGGAACCCTTTTATTTTGAACAGCATTAGCCCACGTTACTTTGTGGGGAAAGACCTCAATGTCTACATCCATAACAACTAAATCAGATAACCTGAGTGGATACCTTTTACTGTCAGAGGTTGAGGTATCTAACTTATAGTGTAATGCAAATAAGCTGGGTCCAATCTTAGCTTCAATGTCTAAAATTTGCTCATCCGAAAATCGTTCTGGTTGGGTTGATTGACCGGGTTCTAACTGCAATCCTAAGATATATTGGTGAACATTATCACACTCGTTGGAATTATTTATATCTGGCATAACAGCAGGAAACTTAACAACTTTATAAATACCCGCAAGTTTGTTATAGACTGAATCTTTGGTCTGAGGGGTACCCAAGAATCTAATAGTAGAACTAGGTATTTTATTTCTAATGTTTTCTAATTCCATGCATCTATCCCACAGCTTCTCTCTAGCAGCGGGACTGTCTGAATTCTCAGGGATCTCTATGTCATCACACAGGATGTCATCGGCATGGGATCCTGTGATCTGGGAAGTAATACCCTTGGCTGATACCGATAGATCTTGACCAATACGGGTACGACCATGAACATTGAAACCAAAAGCCGAGTCCTTTTCAAACTCTTGGGGTATTAAATGTTGCATATACGGAACCAAAGACAAGGTTTGCCTGACTTGGGCAACAAACTTAATGGCTTTGTCGCCTGCTGCCGACAGTACCAACTGAGTTCTATTAGGATCCTTCAGTAACTTCCAACTAACAAAACAAGCATTAATAACCGATTTCCCATCCCCACGCCCCGCCTGTAATAGAAAGTCATTAGAACCGTTCTGTAACTCTTCAGCCATAGCGTACTGCTTGGGGGTGGGTTGACCCAATCCCAAATACTTGAAACAAAAATATAGGTGGTTTCTAAAGTCTTCTATAACCTCTGGAGGTACCTTCATTGCGCTGGTTTCCTTATAAGGGATTTCTTGTTTGGGGGGTATCTAGGTACCGCCTCAAAGCTCGGTGGCTTCCTAGGGCTTATACGGCCTTGGAAGAGGTAAACTTAAAGGGTACCGAAGATGCCAGTTTGTTTTCAATAGCTGCCATTGAGTCGTTAGGCAAGTTGTCCAATAACTCTTTGTTATCTTGGATTACTCCTCTGATTACTTGGTAAAGACCTGGACCGCATTTGGAGCTATCGTTCAGGTCTTCTAAAAGAACTGATAAGAACTTACTGTAGATTTTGTTCACAGTTTCTTTGTTGTTCATTTTTATCCTTTCTTAAGAATGTTTTCCATGTCCAACTCAGGGCTATTACCAGTATTGGGATATACCATAAAATCCATAGGTAACTTGATTCACCCGAAGTTGATAAATTGTGTTTAATGGATTCTTCCATAACACTGGGGCGGGATACATCGGGGATGACTTGGGGGACTGTTGAACAAGCACCCAAAAATAAAAATAATAAATACTTCATGACTTGTTACCTCCTACGGCTGAACCAAAATAGAAACCAACAATAGATACAAGAATCTGCCTGTTCTCAGATGTGTATAAGAATCCATTGATTTCAATAAAGATCTTACGACTGGTTTCTGGGATTAAACCAAACAACGCTTCTGGGTTGTTGGTATCTACTTCAACAAAAGTTGGTACACCAAAGAAAGGTAGAATAAAAGGAGCAGCTAAGGTTGAAAACAAAACAGTTAATACAATAACTTGACGAACAACTTTGCCTGCATCTATAGATACACGAGCTGCTGCTGCGTTTTGATTTTCTGTTGTTTGTTTATTACTTGATAAAGCTCTTTCAAATAATTCTTTCTGGTCTTGTGCTTTTTGAGCCAAGTAACGAAACACAAACCCAGTTAATCCGCCGCCTAATAATGAAATTAGTTCTATAGGCATTACTTAGATTCCTTAAAAAGATTTAATAATAAACGTAATAATGGCGCTGGTTAAAGCGCCAATAGAAGCTGACCATCCCATGACATAGCCACGGGAATGCTCAAGGGATCGGATGCGAGAGTCGTGATCCTTGAGCTGGTCTTGTTGATATTGCTGCATAGAAAGTAATGCATCCATTTTACCTTCTAGCCTGCCGATTGCGAGGAACAGTTCGTCGTGGTGTGGGGAGGTCATGTGGCGTCCTGCTCAAGTGGCTGATTGCTAGCAGCCAACCACGCTTGGTAAGTTTCGTCAGTAACCGGAATCAACGGCCACACGTTGTCAATATCGACCACGTGTTTTGGATCGTGCTTGCGGTACATAGTTGGCAATGGTTGTTCGTTTGTTTCCATGTCAGACTCCAAGGGTTAAATTAATCGGGATGGTACCAAAGACGCATATCGTTATGTTCTGCGAGCTAGCGAATTCATTCATCACGCGGATTTCATGGCTGTTTGACGTTTTGGTCAAACTGATGCGACTTGCCGTGCCGGTTGCATTGGTGAACGTGCCACTAGGATTGCTTACTAGCGATACGGTTGCAGACTTGTAATCCGCGTATGCCAGGCAACCATCACCACCACCAGTGTTGACCGTAAACAACTTTGATGATCCGCACGAGAACCTGACGGATTCCGCTGCCGGTACGGCAATCGTGGTGTTCAGCACGCCAGTATCAACTGCGCCAGCACTAACTATTCCCCATGCAGTCGATCCAGTCGGATAGGAGATTCCTGTGACGCCCTTTCCGCTAGCCGTAATATTTTGAGAGGAATTGATTCGTCCGCTGACGTCTATCTCCGCCGTCGAGGTAATGCCAGTATTTCCCGTGCTGGTCGTGGAGAACTGCCAGTTGTTTTGCGCCCCAGTCCAATATCCAGCAGATACATGGACGTACTGCGTGTTAGCGGTGTTCGTGATCATATTTCCAATACCGCCTGCAATAATCGTTGTCTGATGGCATCGATCCAGTTCGACCCCGCCTGAAAGCTTGTGGGCTTGAATGAAGGCTTGAGTCGGGTAATTCGGCGGTCCAGACAGCACGACCTTTCCACCAGTGTTAAGGGCGCCTCCGGCATTCACGAAGTCGCAGCCAGTGACATTCAGGTTGATGCATGAATATGCGTACATGGCTCCAAGCGCACCGCCGAAGATTACACAATTCGTGATGTAAAACGTGCGGACATACACGCCCGGATTTGATCCGTCAAGATAGATCGCGTAGTCATGCCCCGATCCACCGCTGGTCAGGTAAAGATCGCGGCAGATCACGTAGCCGATGATTCCCGTAAAGCCCGCGGTGTTGGGCGACGAAACCCCGGATATCAGGCATCCGCCGGAACTTGTCGGGCTTGCCAGGCTGGTGATGTTGAGCGCATACACCCCAGAGGACTGCGACCCGATCCCAGGACCGCCGCGAAAGTTAAAGATGCCATCGCCCGGATTGGCCGTGACGAAGTTCTTGTAGACGTACGTTCGATTCATCCCCGCGCCGACAATCTGCGTGCTTGCGGTGATGTTGTTCGGCTTCGTGTTGAACCAGTACAAGCCGGGCGGCAGATAGAGAGTTCGCGTCTTGGATGTCCCAGCTGCAATCGCCGCCAGCGCAGCATTGAAGGTCGGAGTCGCGTCGGATGCAGAATTTACCGTCCATCCGCCAACCGCAAACTCCTCAATGCTGATTGCCATTTCCCGCAACTTGTCGTATGCAAGAACCTGCAACGAACCTGGCATTGCCTGCTGGAATGTAACCTGTTCTGAAGTTGGTTTAGTCATTGACATATAATATATTCCTTGTTAGTTTATTATAAGGGGAGATCATGGGCATGGTTAGGCTCGTTCGTCGTGGTGTGGGGAGGTCATGGGCATAATTTGATCCGTTTACTTGGCGACCCACCCAGTGTTCCCGGTTCCGCTTTCCTTGACGTAGAAACACGTTCCTGCCCCGCCGTCACGACGAAGGAAGATTGACCCAGGCTGCGCCGAATACACCGTTTCCGGCGAGCCTGTGCCAACAAAAATCGCGGGGTATGCGCTCTCACCGACACTTGTGGAAATCACGCGACCTTCAGCGGTACGCGCACAAGCAATGCTGGGCCGTGTCGTGGTGGCCGATGCCGTAGTAATTGATATCCCGTCGCCGTCTGCTGTGTTATTGAATGTCGCAGCATTGTCAGCAGCAAGTGCTGCGGATTGCACGACTTTCGTTGCCGTCAGTTGATTGCAGAGAACTTCGCCAACACTACCCGCTGTTCCGGCACCAGTCTTTCCGAATCGCGCATGCGTGTTCGTTCCAGCCCCGGTGAATATGTATGGTGCCGTCGCGTCGGCAAGAATTGTCTTTGCCGTTGAAGACCATCCACCACCAAACCGGACGCCATGAACGGCGCATCCCGTCGTATTGGCACCGAACTCAATGGCGTAGTTCGCCACCGAACTTGAGGTGTCTAGGGCGGTTCCGATGATCGACAATGTGGTTGCTCCCGAGCCAAGCGTGCTCAATGCCAGAATGCCTCTAGCGTTCACGTCCGTGGGATTCATGCCCTCAATGTAACCACCGATGATTGTGATGGTCCCGCCAGAATCTGACCTGATTCCGCACACGCCATTGGCTTGTCCGTTGAAGTCAAACGAATGAATGTCGGTTCCGTTGATGATGTTCGTGGCTGTTGCTGACAAGTCGATCCCGCGAACGCAACCGAGGCATCGGCTGTTCAGGAACTGGTTGTAGTACGTCGTTGCCGTAATGACTGACGTGTCGTTTGCGAACGCCTTCTCAAAGAATCGAACATCTGCGGAAATCGTGGAGTTGATGAACCCCGTGACGTCAATGCCAATGGAGCCAGCTACGCGGGCGTTCAATGCACTCAACACAAACAGCCCGGTGATGTGGTTCGCAGACCCAGTACCTGGAGTCGCCTTCTTGATTGCTGCACCAGCATTGCCGCTTGTTTGCACAAACCCGAGTTGTCCGTTCAAACATGCCGACCCCCCAAGACTAAACAGCGTCGTAACCGTAGGCGCATAAAGGAATGCGTTGCTGAAATCGACCGTGACGCTTGCTGGTACGTTTAGCGTTGCCGTAATGCGATATGCCTTGCCCGCAGTAAATCGGACGAAGCCGCGTCCGTTGAGTGTCACCGCCGCCGTCAACGCTGCTTGCACTGCAACAGTGTCATCGTTGCCATCAAGTCCCGTGGTCGTGTTTCCAACCGCGCCAAAATCTTCAACACTTACGACCTCACCGAACTTGCTCGCCGCGCTGCGGGTAACCGCACCGGTACCCGTTGGTAAATAAGTTACAAAAG